GGCGCCGCTGGCGGGAGTCGTATAAATAGCTAGTTCGTAGGGGGACCCGGTACCGTCCCCCAACGACTCGACCAACGTCCATCCTGTGTTCGAACTTGACGCAGATAGGGTCTGTGTGGACGTGCTAAATACACACGCGACGTAGTAGTCACATGCCTTGACGAGATCGCAGTTTGTTGACGCGGGTCCGTTGATTCCAGCGCTGTTTGTTACTCCCGGACCGTTCTTGATTACCACACCCGCTCCCGCCGGACGCAGCAGAATGCCGTAGCTCATGTTGTAGCTAGGTACTGGGCTCACGGAGTATGCGGGCGTGGTTGATCCAGGTGCGGGAGCGGGCACGTCTGCGACGAGAACATTCTGGCTGTATGGAGTTCGGGCCGTCATGCCGGTAGGCGCAGCACCGCTGGCGTAGGTATAACTGTAGATCCCGACTCCAAAGAGGCCAACGATGAAGGCACCTGGGAGGTATGACGACGTCATTGCGATGCTGTCGTTGGTCGGAGCCTGACCTGACATCCCCAGGATAGGAACAAGCGGGTCAGTGCCGCTGTAGGCAACGACGACACCCTGTGTCGTGAGATTGCCCGAAGTGGCGATACCCGACCAGGTATAGCTGGCGGGCTCCGTAGCCGTGGCTACTCGAAAATAGACTGCTGAATAGAAGTCCGATTGATAGCTATTGAGAAGTGTCCAGCCGCTGGGAATGTTCGCAGGGAGTGTGTAAAGGCTCCCGAAGACAGCCAGCATCACATCCCCAGCTTGAACTCCAGCAGGAGTTGCGACTGTGATGGATGCGCTGGATGTGACGCTCGCAACGGCCCCAGCGGCCCGGAAGGCAATAGCCAAGATAGACCCCTACCGGGTTTAGGTCAGGGACAGGTTGGAAGAGTCAACCTGGTAGGTACCCTGGCCACCGTAGGTCTCAGAGGTCACCGAGAAGGAGCCATAGAAGGTTCCCCCCGAAGCAGCGGACCAGAGACCGACGTACGCCACAGTCGTAGACGCCGGGACGTTGTGCGTGGTGCCAACAGTGAGGGCACGCGTAGATGTCGTCGAGGTGGCGAGGGCACCAGCCTGGCGCGAGTATGCGGGAGCGCCACCAGCGATTTCAGCAGCACCGGTATCGCCGGGGTCAGACGAGTGAAGGCTGACGTACGGAGCGCCAGGAAGAGCATTTAGCATGGTGTTTTTGCCGGTAGTGCTGAACCCTGCCATCGTTCTAGTGCTCTCTTCCTGACGCGGTTGTCCTAAGAAGAAAGTCTGCAGGAGATGAGTGGCTGATTCTGGGCTAAGTCCAACCAATGAAAGAAGGGCGCAGTCCGAAGACCACGCCCTTCTACTCGTTCACTAGCTACGCGGGGATAGTCGGCCCCGTGTAGACAGCCCATCCGTCACTGACGCCGGTAGCAGTTGGGCCAGTGTCGCCGTTGAAGTTGTACAGCGCCCGACCATCGGCGCCCTTCACAGAAGCGGTCGGCCACGCAGCCGTGTCGAAAGCAGCACCATTGGTGTGTTCGTAAAGCGGCTTGCTGACCGGCTCAGCAGCCGGGGTAACCGGAGATGCCGGAGTAGCAGGAGCCGTCACTGACGCTGACGGATCCGTAGGCACCGCCGGGGCAGTCGCTGGCGCCTCAGCAGGAGCAGTTGGAGCCGGTTCGGCCACTGCAGCAAGAGTGGCAGGAGTAGCCGGAGTCGCAGGCAGAGCGTCCGACAGGGCCTTCACCTGAGCCTTGAGGCTATCTGCCAGTGCGACCAGCGCCGGATCCGGGCTGGAACTTGCATCCAGCTTCGACTGCAGATCCGACACGGTGGTGTGTAGGTCGGCAATGGCTTTGTCTTGAGCCGCCTCGTTGGCAGCCGTACGCGAAACTACGTCCGCGAGTTCGGTCTCGGTTGCGGTCAGTTCATCGTTCAGTGCAGACACTAACTTCTCCAGTTGATTGAGTCGAACATCTTCGTCATGTCGCCAGGCGCCATGTCCGAAGGCATGATGATGATTCTCTTGGGGTTCGTCTGGCTCGGGATCTCCCACGGTCAGAAGTGGACCGTGTGAGCAACGGTGGCGAACTGCACGATCAGGCCAGCAGCGAGTGCCGCCAACGAGAAACCGATGTGATTGCGCACCGTATAGAGACAGCCGAGGACGAGGGCGACCAGTAGAAGCAAGAGAGCAAGGATGTTCATGGACTACCTATTCCCTATCTGGCCGAGTTCAAACCTATTTACGCCCGGTCGTAAAGTAGACCGCGCTCCTTCAGAACGAAGGCAACATTCTCGGGGACCCGATACTTGCCTCCCTGCTTGAAGGTGTAGGTGTTGATGCCTTCGTGACTAGCGATGGTCGCGTCGTTGACATCTTCAGCCAAGCGAACCTCGACATGCTTGCCCTCATCCGGGTCGTCGCTAAGCACCTCGACGGTGTCAATAACAACAGGAACGGAGGCATTCTTCCCAGTAACGTCAATGGTCTGGGTCTCAAGCTCCTCGCGTTCAATCTGCCGCGAGAGCGTGACCTCGTCCTGGCGTTCGACGTTGTCTTTGGCAAACCGCTTGTCTTGCTCAGCCTTGAGCTTCCCAGTGAAGTCTCCGGCCTTGGGAGTGCTAACAGCCACAGTGATCTAACCCTTCTAGGTTCTACGGGAGTGGTGACTAATACCTTGGCTCATGTCAGCGACGAAGTCAGGGTGAAGTCAGGACATGCAGAAGGGGCGCCCCGCAGGACGCCCCTTCCTTATTACTCGTTCCCTAGTTCGTGGAGACGCGCGCCACGGCCTGGTCGGTAATGAGGCCAAAGCCCCAGATGCTGTACCAGGCAAGCGAATGTTCACGTCCGAAGTCCTGGATACCGCCGTCGCGAAGCTCCACCGGCAGTGAGATTGCGTGGCCGAAGGCGTTGTCGCCGACGAACAGCGCGTCGTACCGGTCGAAGCTACCGTTGCCGGTGTAGGTGCCGTCACCATTGCTGGTGTCAGCGCTATACCCGGCGCCGGAGCCATTGGCGACCTTCTTGACCTGAGTCGTCTCAATGAAGACGCAGTCGTACAGACGCCCGATCTCACCCAGCATGAAGTTACCCGGAGCGGCGTACTTCGTGACCTCGATGAACTCCGGGGTATCACGCAGTCGACGACTCTGGTGCGGGTGGACAAAGGAGACGTACGTGTCACCAAGGCGGGGGACGTTCTTGGTGGCGAGACCCTCTACGGCATCCTTGACGGAGCCAGTGGTCAGGTAGTTGTTGCCAGCCAGGCTAAGCCGACTCGTACCCGGAGTACCCAGGTCGTAGGGGCTGACAGCCGTACGAGCGCCACCCTGCGCGTAGCCGTAGGTCTCGGACGTCGCCGTGTACAGCGTGTCGCGAGCCTGACCGTCCAGGTACAGCGCCATGTTGCGGCCCAGGAGCCGCGCGGCCGAGGCCATGACGTCGTCGTAGGAAGCGTTCAGCAGAAGCTCGGAGACCGCGATCGCGTAACCCTGCTCCGCCACCGTGATCTGGTACTGACTCGCGGTGAGCGCGTGGGTCTGCAGGCGCTGACCCTCGGTCAACTGCGAAGCAGCGCCGAGGTTGTTGTACCGGAGGAAGTTGATCTGGAGACCCGGCATGACGCCAAGCTCCGTCTTCTTCACGGCAAACTGCTCGAACCTAAGGATCGGCATTGCCTGGAACAGAATTTCTTTCGACCAAACGGTCTGAATCGCCTGAGTCAGGTTGTAGTTCGCACCTGAATAGACAGTCGGGCTGGCAGCCAGATTACCGGTGCCGGTGATCGCGTTAGCGATGATTACCACTTCCTTTGGAAGAGTGTGCTCGACACTCGGGGTTTGGCTGTCAGGGAATAGCGTGGTGGATCAAGGAGAAAGTCGCAGCCTTAACGTCTACGAATTATCCAAAGAGGCCGCGATTTACCGGTCCTCCAGTAACGCCGAACTGACCCCGATACTTCGCGTAATCGCTCATCGACATGCCCCTAACATCGGGGGCCTGCAACTGCTCGTTCGCCGACTGGTTCTCCATTGGTCCGACCGGAGGTGCGGTGACCCGAACACCCGGCTGAGACTGCCGCTGCTGTGCGAGCACAGAAGCTGTGTTTTCAAGAATGGACTTACTCTTAGCGGCGAGTCTCGCGATACTTGCGTCGATCTCAGCCTGGGTGTTACCGGTTACGTCATCCAGGAGTTCCGGCAGGATGTCGTCTTCGGCCTGGCGAACCGCCTGGGACTTATAGGACTCCAGCGCAGACCACTCGCGCTCCTTTTCCAGGAGGGCAAAAGCCTTCTCTCGCTCAAGCCGCTCGGAGTGCAACTGCTCTGTCCACTCCCGTTCCTTCTTCTCCAGGAGTGAGCGAAGGTCCATCTCGGACTCGGCTTTGAGTCGGGCAGCCTCTTCGGCGTCGTGAACTGCCGACTGCTCGATTTCCCGGCGGGCGTCAGATTCCTGTTGGAAGACGCGCAACTGTTCTTGCAGTTCCTCAAGGCGCCCGTAGACCTTGTTCTTCTCTTCCCTGCGAACGCGCTCGATGTCATCGACGGAGAAGGTGCGGTCCGGGTCGTTCGTGCTGGTGCGAGGAGCAACAGGCTCCTGGGTCGCAGTGTGAATCGACGGCACCTGAGCCGCCGGAGTAACTCCAGACATCACGCCCTGCGGGCTACTGATGGTGGTTTCTGTCGCGGTGACAGTCATAAATAATCCCCTACTAAACACGGGGTCGTTTTCCGATTGCGGGCTAGCCGCGTGCCACGTCTTGACCTAAATTGGTTGACATACCTAACGTAAGGACCGTTCTGGCTGGAGTCCTACTAAACTTGCCGCTTACCGATGTGATGCTCGTGCAGTTCCGTGACCATCTGATGAAGACGATCGACCTTGTGGAAATGCTTGAGCAGGAAGCGACGACCGATGATGGTCACCGTCGTGAAGGTGAGTGCGGATGCGGTGATGTTCTGACCGACACCGTTATTGATGAAGAAGTTCCAGACCTCAGTCACCGTCGTTCTCGCCCGCCACATCTCGCTCGACACTGCGCTTCAGCGGCAGCTTCGTGCCGTATGCCATCGTCACCAGATCGCTACGCAGGTTCTGTTCGGCACCGGCCTCAAGGACAGCCGTCAAGTCGGCCACCGGCTCCGGCATCTGCGGCTGCGCCTGCTGAGTGACACTGCCGTCAGCGCCAGTTACCTCATCCTGCATCGGAGGCATCTCGGCCCCATCCGAGCCAGGCATCATGCCCGTCAGGTCGAGGATCTCCTTGGCGATCGAGGTCTGCAGCAACTGCATGGCGCCGTCGATCTTGGCGTCTTCGATGAGTTCGCTGCGGATCTCTTCGAGCTTCTCGTCAGGGAAGGCCTCGCCGAGGACGCGGAGTGCTCCGCGACGGGACTCCAGCTTCAGGCCCATCAGCATCTGGATCTCGTTCAGGACGATGAGGCGGTCGATAGGCAGCGGTGGCGGGAAGTGTGCGTACGACTGGTAGCTGATCGGATCCGTAGGATCCAGGATCGGTGCCTGGTCGGGACCTAGTGGTCCGTCCAGATCCGGATTCCAGGCAAGAGTCTCCGGCTCCTTCATGAAGAGCAGTAGGAGCGCGTACTCGTTGATCTTCTCCAGCAGCGGGCCGTACTGCGCAACCTTGGCGTGCCACTGCTGCATGAGGGGCTGGAACTGGATAGACAGCGCGACCCCGGAGGTATTGCTGATGGGCTGCATCTGGCCAAGCGCAGACTCCGGGACGCCCGTCATCTCGTGCATGGCGACCTTGAGAACCTGCATGTACTGGACGATGCCCTCGACTCCACCGCCGAGTTCGAGGTTCTTTACGTCAGCCCCGGCATTGGGGATGGCCCAGACCTTCTTGGCGCCCTTTTCCAGGTTCGCTGCCTTGGCGCCTAGAACAACGGTGATCGGCGCGGCGTGGTAGTTGATGATGTCGACAGCCTCAGTCGCCACCTCGTTGTAGGTGCGGTTAAGGGAGACGATGTCGTGGCAGTCGGCCAGGCCCCACGGAGACCCAGAAACCAGTCGGTTCGGGCAATACGCGATCGGAATGACACCCATCGGGTTCGGCCGCTCGGAGATCAACTGATCGTTGATGTACTCCTCGATGTTGGTGTCGGTGAGGATCTCGGTGTAGGTAAATACCTGGCGAGCCCCATCCGGGGAAGTACCCCAGAAGCGATACTTGATCTTGACGCGGAGGAAGCGTCCACGGTCGTGGGGGTGAAATTCGGGGAAGACGTGTGCGCTGTTGAT